TGGTACACGATGATAAAAGCGCCCGTGAAGTTTTGACCGAGCAAATGGATGAAATAAGGAGATTATATTATGAGTTAAATTTATATATACCTGATAATGATTCTAATAAAATTATATTAGATGATATAAATCTATTATGGTATGAGTTACGTTATATTGGCGATTATTATGATTATGGGATTATAAACAATCTTTTTGCTAGAAGCACAAGTTATGAATTGGATGTAGATAAGTATGTTTCTGGGTTAATTATCAGGTCTTCAACCGACGGAAGTAAATATTTTAAGAATGAATGGGAGAAAATAAAGAAGGGGCAATAATTTGTTCAAAACTTAGTGACAGAGAATTGCTCGAATAAATTACAAGAGATAATGCATAGAAGGTTAAATTGTTAAAGACGATAGCAATAGCTACCGTCTTTTAGTTTGCAAAAAAATGCCAGAACGACTTGTTCTGACATTATTAACTTATTTTCCAAAATTGCGAGGCTTAGTTCTCTTATAACCAGGCTGCTTTTTGGATGGACGAACAGTTACAGTTTTAGGTCCGCTTTTGTGTGGGTTGGCTGGAAAGTGCCGATTTTCACCCATAATATCACCTCCTAACTAAATTATAAGTGAGGATTCATTTAATGGATATTAATAAAATTAATGTCGGTGGAGTAAAGTATGATGTTCAATTAAAGAAGGATCTAATTGAGCCAGATAGCCACCAACCAGTATGGGGATATACGGATTATGCCAGGTCGGCTATCTATATTGACAATAAACTGAACAAACAACATATTAAGCAAACACTTATTCACGAGCTTGTACATGCTATGCTTTGGGAAGCGGGAGCAGTTGATGGTTATAACGATGAAAAACTTGTAAACCCATTGGGGAATATGCTCTATTCAGTACTGCGTTCAAATAATTTGAAAGTTTAGAAACGCTGGCTTTTTAGTTTGAGGTGAAGAGTTATGGTATTAGATGGATTTAGCAGTTATATGTTTTACAATGCTTTAGCTCACTTTTTCCATGCCAGTATTGAACAGGTCTATTGGACGATAACAGCCACAATTATAGCGTGTGTTGTCGTAATAGCACTTGTCTACTATTTCATACTGAGGTGGATTAATAAGCGATGAGAACAACTAAAAGCTGGAGCCTTAACAAGTGGACAACTTAATTTTAATAATTATGAAAATAATAACGGTGTTGTGTTTTATTGCTTTTATATTACTTGTAGGATTAACAATTGCATTTAACATTTAGTCAGCTTAACGGCTGGCTTTTTATTTTGCCGTCAAGGGGGGGATAAGACGTGTCTAGACGCTACCAAACAGACAACAACGGCTTTTATCACTCGCAAGCATGGCAAACCGTTAGAGCGCAAGTCTTGGCCCGCGATGGCTACCGGTGTCAAGTATGCAAGCGGGCCGGCCGTTTAACGCCGGCTACTACCGTGCACCACTTGCAAAGCGTAAGGCAAGCGCCGGACCTTAAGCTAGATCCGGCCAACCTAGAAACGATTTGCCGGGCTTGTCATAACGCCGAGCACACGGAGAAGGCACAAGCGCTCAAGGCGAAACAAGTCAAGCTAAAAGCAAGCAAGCGGCGAGGCGTCAAGGTGATCAAGGCCAGCCCCGAAGTGTGGTAGCTGAGTGCCGGACGGATCCGTATGCAAGACCACCAGGCAAGACAGCCAGGCAAGCAAGGTAAGCAGGGCAAGGCAACCAGGCAGGGCAAGGCAAGCAAGGTAAGCAGGTAAGACCACCAGGCAGCAAGGCAAGCAGGCAAGATAAAGCGGTATAAAGACCGCTAAGAGCGTTTTACTTAAACCGGTATAAAGTTGTACGTAAGTGGGGGCAAAACGGCACACAAGCGACGACAGGCACTATATAATGGTTTTCCAATCGCTAACGGGTGCAAGTTTGAGTGAAAACAACCCCCCCTACCCCAAAAAACTATCGAATTAATGTTCGCTAGAGCGGTGCCATGCCCTATTTCACGATAAATTCGTTTTTGAAAATTTATTTATGCAACAAAAAAATCGCACTCGCCCAGTTTGGACGGTGCGGTTTTCGTTTTTCATTTCACCATTATTGAACACCATCCGCCGGAGGATGTCAACAAAATTTTTAAAGTGAGGGGAGGGACTTAAAATGGCGAGACCAGTGATGAATTCAAGGCTTCAGATGATGTTAGGCAATCCTAATAATAAAACTAAGAAAGAATTATACCGGCGCCAAAAAAACGAACAGAAATTAGCCGTTTCTGCCGAGAATATGGAGCCGCCAGCTTGGTTGAGCCCAGGTGCAAAAACTGAGTTTAAACGGATTGTCGGCCTGTTTGAAAAGACGGAAGTTTTTAACGAAGCGGACATCTCAGAGTTAGCAGTCTACTGTGACCTGCTAATGGAATACAAGTCGGCAAATATGCGGTTAAAGAAGCATGGCCGAGATAACGATGGCAAACCAAACCCAGATATCCGGTTAAAAATGCAATTATCCCAGCGATTAGATGCACTAGCCCGCAACCTCGGGCTGACACCAACCGCACGGGCGTCGATGGCAATCAATATGAAGGGCGATGAGGCAAGCGATGGCGAAGACGACTTCGACGACTAGCCCACTGGAGATGGACTACGCTGGGATTGTGGAGTGGGCACAAACCTACCTGCATTCTGAGCGTGATAAGTTCCACGTCCTTGATCAGCCTTCACCGGTACTATTGACGACTGCCTACGCTGAAGATGTAGTTTCTGGCAACATAGAAGCCAGCATTGAGGTAAAACAGGCGTGTGAACGGCACCTAAAGGATATTAAGCGGTCCGAGAAGGATCCTAACTACCCGTGGGAGTTCGATGAGCGCCTAGCATGGCGCCCAATCAAATTCATTGAGAAAAAGTGCCACCCAACCAAAGGGGACTTCGAGCACCTGGTTATGCAACCATGGCAACACTTCATTGTGGGCTCCATGTTTGGCTGGGTTGATAGGAAAACTAAAAAGCGCCGGTTCCGGGAAGCATTAATCTTCGTGGGACGTAAGAATGGTAAAACGGAGCTCGAGTCGGGGCTAGCTGATTATATGGCTGGCTTTGACGGCGAAAACGGGCCTAACGTTTACTTTTTAGCCAACTCACAGCAACAGTCCCGCATTTTGTATGAAGCTTCTCGGTCGATGATTACAAAATCACCGTGGTTAGCGGAACGGTTCATTCCGAACCGCAGCGAAATCCGCTATCCAGAGACCGGTGGGAAGATAACGGCGATGAGTGCTGAAAAGAGCAACAAGGACGGTGAAAACGTCCATTTTGCCGTGTTTGATGAAATCAACGAGTACCAAGACTACGGGTTGATTAACGTTATGAAAAACTCCCGTGGCGCCCGTACTCAACCGCTGATCGTGTATATTACGACTGCCGGGTATGTGCTCGATGGACCATTAATTGATATGGTCGATCAAGCCACGGATACGTTAAAGAACTACGATGCCGATATCAATAACCGGACTTTCTATTACATTGCTCGGCTTGATGATGAAAAGGAAGTCGATGATCCAACTAAGTGGGTGAAAGCCAACCCAAACATTGGGTTAATGCAATTAGCCGACATGATCAATGACTTTAAAAACGATCGGCGGGTACCGGCCAACTATGCTGACTGGTTAACCAAGCGGTTTAACATTTTCGCCGAAACGGACGAGATGAGTTTCATCACGCCGGAAATACTGGAGAAAAACCGAGGCCACTTTGAAATTGAGGACTTAGAAGACCTTGATTGTGTGGGCGGGTACGATTTATCTGACACGGAGGACTTTACCTCCGCTTGTCTAGAGTTCCCACTCAATGATGGCGGTGTCTTTATCTTGGAGCATTCCTGGATACCGGAGAAACGCTTTGAACGGGACAAAAACCCAGAACGCATCCGTAAATGGGAAAAGCAAGGTGAAATTACTATTGTTCCCGGTGACTACGTGGATTATAGCTACGTACTCGAATGGTTCCAAGGACAAGCCGACAAGTACAACATCATACAGATTAACTACGACCCGGCCAAAGCGCTCCGCTTAAACAAGGAGCTCGAAGAAGCCGGGTTTACAACTGAAGTTGTTCGCCAGGGTTTCTACACCTTAGGCGGGCCGATGCAGAATTTCAAGGAGCTGTTGCTTGATGGCAAGGTCATTTTCAACGAACAGTCCATGTTCAAGTGGTATTTAAACAACGTACAACTAAGACAAGATCGTAATGATAACTGGCTCCCGACCAAGACTTCCAAATCGCGGAAGATCGATGGATTTGCGGCGGCACTTGATGCCCACGTATCAGTTATCGATATGTTAGTCCAACTGGAAAGTACCGGTCAAACTAGCATGTTTATATCATTCAGATAGTGAGGTAATGCAATGATTGGAACATTATTAGCCATTTTATTTTCCTTGAAGGCGATTGGGGCACTTCACTGCGGGTGGTTACCCCTGATCATCGCCGGGGTTTGCTATGAAGGATTAAGATTCTGGGCATTTATCTTCAAAGCAATGATAGAGACGAGTGACTAAATATAGGCTACCGCCCGGAAAGGAGGTGATAACCTGATGGGATTTTGGCAAAGCATAAAGCGAGCGTTCAGCCCTGAACCACAAGAAAAGACGGATCAATGGGCTGGACAAGGCTATGACTTTACGAATTGGAAAAATAGTAACTTTTGGGGATCCCACAATGGGGCCTTACGGACTAACGAAGAGATATTTGGTGTGATTAGTCGCTTGGCAAACACTATCTCAAGCCTCCCAATCCACGAATATAACAACTACAAAGAAGTTAACACGCCACTAACAGATTTGCTTACTACGGAAGCTAACCCGTCAATGAGTGCATACTCCCTGTTGAATCAACTAGAAGTATCACGAAACACCGATGGGAACGCTTACGCTTTTATCGAGCGGGACCGTCTAGGCACCCCAGTTGCCTTATGGCCAATTGACCCCGGTACCGTGATCGTAAAAAAGAATATTGATGATGGATCTATCTGGTATGAAGTCAACGACGATGAGCACCACTTCTTGCTAGTAAGCACTGACCTAATTCACGTCAAACATATTTCACCGTTGACGGGAACACTGGGCATCTCACCACTCGATGTATTGAAGGGACCGTTGACCTTCCAAAAGTCAGTACAAGATTTTTCGTTGTCTGAGATGAATAAAAAAGACAGCTATATTATCAAGTACGACCGGAGTATTTCACCAGAGAAACGGCAAGCGATGATCCAAGACTTTGTCCGGATGATCAAAGATAACGGTGGGGCTGTGGTGCAGGAAAAAGGGTTTGAATATGACCGGTTCGCAACGAACTTTCAACCGAGTGACTTGTCAACTGTGGAATCTATTACCCGCTCCCGCATCGCCACGGCCTTTAATATTCCAATCTCATTCTTGAGTGAGTTGGGATCCTCCCACTCCAACACAACGGCGGAACAAGTAATGACCCAATTTGTGGAAATGACCTTGCTACCAATCGTCAAACAGTATGAAGCTGAATTTAATCGCAAACTTCTAACGCCCGAACAACGGGCTAGGGGCTTTTATTTTAAGTTCAACGTTAACGGGCTCCTCCGTGGGGACACGGCCGCCCGTACTAATTTCTACCAAATGATGATCCGTAACGGGATTGCGAGTGTTAATGACCTTCGTAAGCTCGAAGAATTGCCACCAAGTGACGCTAAGAATGCCGATCAATTGTGGCTATCTGGTGACCTATATCCAATCGATTCTGATCAAATTAGCAAAGGGCGCGCTGACACGGATAACCCACTGAAAGGGGGTGAGAATGAAGATGAACAAACTACCAAAGTATCTGACGATCAAGCAACAAGCGGGCAACAATGAAGCTGACTTGTTTATTGATGGTGAGATTGTGAGCGATGAGTGGTATGAGAGCGATACTTCCGCCGCTGGTTTCCGAGATTCACTTAAACAGCTCGGTGATGTTGATACGATCAATTTGCATATCAATAGTCCGGGCGGTTCAGTGTTTGAAGGAATCGCAATTTACAACATGTTAAAGAACAATCCAGCCCAAATCAACGTGTATGTGGATGCATTGGCGGCTTCAATCGCAAGCGTTATTGCAATGAGCGGTGACAATATTTTTATGCCATCAAACTCTATGATGATGATCCACAACCCGTGGACCATGGCAATGGGGAACGCTAACGACTTACGCAAGCAAGCAGATGACTTAGACCGGATCGGGGAGCTAAGTGTAACAACCTACCTTGATAAAGCCAGTGGCAAGTTAGATGCCGACACCTTACACCAGTTGATGGACGATGAAACATGGTTAACTGCCCAAGAGGCCGTCGACTACGGGCTAGCAACCGAAGTAATCGACGCTAACAATATGGCGGCGTGCGCTGACCCAGGCTTCTTAAAGCAATTCTGCAACGTCCCAACCCAGTTGGCTCAACGGCTAGCCCAATCGGCAGCTAATGACCCGGCTAAGGAATGGCGGGATAAAATCCGCAAGCAAGCTTTAGACAAGGCAACCGTCTTAACTATCGAATTACAAAATATGGAGGAATAATAGAATGAACTTTTATGAGTTAAAGACCAACGTATCAAACATTGGCTCCGCATTGAAGGACGCCAACGAACAATTAAGCGTATTAGCTGCTGACCCTTCCGCAACTACTGAAGACATCAGCGCACAACAAAAGAAGGTTGATGCCCTTCAAGTTCGCTACGAAACCTTGAACAAGCAATATAAGGAAGAAAAGGCTAAGCAACAAGTAAAGCTCAAGGACTCAAAGGAACCAGCTCAAAAGTCACCGGAAGAACGGAAGAACCATGCCTTTGCTCAACTCGTTCGTAACACGATGGCTAAGCAAGCTGTGAGCGCTGAAATTTACCAAGCCCTCGGTGATGACAGCACCACTGGTGGTTCCAAGTTCTTACCAAAGACTGTTTCCACTAACATTATTGCCGCACCAGAAGAAACTAACCCGCTCCGTGACATTTCTATGGTTACGCAGATCCCTAACCTAGAAATCCCACGACTTACTTTCACGTTAGATGATTCTGACTTTATCCAAGACACTGCTACTGCTAATGAAATGCAAGCCAAGGGTGACACGGTTTCCTTCACTCGGAACAAGTTCAAGGTTAAGGTTGGGATTTCTGAAACGGTGCTGTTAGGATCCGACGCTAACCTTACCCAATACATTGAACAAGGCCTGCGCAACGGGGTGACTACTAAGGAACGTTCGGTAGCATTTGCCCCTGATCCAGTATCAAAGCCCGCTGAAAGTCACATGAGCTTCTACGACAAGTCCACGGTTAACATCAAGCACGTTACTGGGGTTGACCTGTACGAAGCTATCACACAAGCCATAGCTGACCTGCCTGAATCATATCGTGAAAACGCCACGATCGTGATGGCCTACAAGGACTATCTGAGTATCGTCAAGACGCTTTCTAACGGTTCAGCTACTCTTTACGGTGCTCAACCGTCCGCTGTACTGGGTAAGCCGGTTGTCTTCACGGATGCCGCTTCCTTACCAGTGATTGGGGACTTCTCCTACTCACACTACAACTACGACATCGATACCCTCTACGAGCAAGACAAGGACGTTGACACTGGGATTGAAAAGTTTGTCGTTACTGCTTGGTTTGACCACCAAATCAAGCTGGCAAATGCCTTCCGGATTGCTGAAGTAGCGGCAAAAAGCTAGCCCCGTCCGATGATGGGGCAGGTACCCCGTCGTCGGGTTCAAGCGGGGCAAGTTCAAGTGAAGCAGGATCAACCGCTGTTGTAGCAACAACGGCAACTGATAGTAGCACGAATAGCAGTGCCGCTCCAGCAACATCAACGTTTGATCCAAATGGGAACGTAAAGCCAACCAATGACCAAACGGTTCAGCAGATCAAGGATTACCTTGACGCTCACCACATCAGTTACCAAGCAAGTGCAAATAAGAGTGACTTGTTAGCGCTTGTGGGATAATAAGGAGGTATTGAAATGACAATAAAGGCGTTAAAAACAACTGTTGATGACGGCACGTTGTCATTAGTTCGCAACTCCCTCCGGCTAGATAGTCAAGATGATGATGAACTGTTAACACTGTTAATCAAGACTGCCAGGACTGATGTAATCAATCAAGTTGGTGAGCAGATTGACACCTTTTTCGACAATAACGATATTTTCGATACGGCGGTTATGGTAGAGGTATCGCACCTGTATACTAATCGTCAAGCAGTATCAACCCAAGAAACTTATGAGGTACCGATGGTAATGTACTCGTTGATTAATTCAATGAAAGACGATTATCGGTACCAAGTAGCGCAACTAGATAAGGATGATGACGATGGCGAAGAATCTGAACCCTTCTCGGATGACTATTAAGCTTGATTTTGGTGCTAATGATCCAACTGGCAAACGTAACCCGAATACAGGTAAACAAGAAAGTGCTTTTAAAATCAAATTTACAAAATGGGCCGGCAAATGGACGTTAACCCAAACACAAGCGCTAAATCTGGCGGGGGCAAAGATTGAGAACGCAGCCGTCTTCTTTGTGCGCCACGACAAACGTATTACAAGTGATTTGTTGATTCACTGGGGTAAAGACGAATACACCATTGAAAGTATTACTTACGATGATGGTTTACCACCTGATGGATTCGATTTGATCACTTGTTCTAAGAAGGTGGTAGATCATGGCTAACGAAATGACTAGCCACGGCTTTGACGACTTCTTAAACGATTTAGAAAAAAAGATTACGGTTAATAACCGGCGTAAGATCAACAAGGCAGGCGCTGATGTATACGAGAAATCAATGCAACGGTTCCTGGACGAACACCGCCGGTCAGTTGTTTACCTAAATGGTCAACAGCATCTAGCGGATACGTTAACCCACGAGATTCAAAATAACGGGGCATACGAGATTGGCTTTTCTCGCAAGGGAAAGAAGGCTTACATCGCCCGGTTACTAAATGATGGGTGGGACGTCAAAAACCGCTATGGTGGGCCGTGGTCTCACGCCCAACCGGAAGAATGGCACGATTTTATCTCGAAATTAGGGAATGAAAACGATGAACGGATGGGCAAGGCAATGGCTGATAAAGCCCGCACTATCTTCCGGCCGGGAGGTGAAGGCTAATGACTCCAGCAATGATCGTCACTAGCCTATTGATCGACAACTTAGACAAGCTCCCAGGTTTAACTGAGAGCAACATCTGTACGTACTCGATCGATAACGATAACGTTGATGACACTAACTTAATCATTGTGGTGGGGGAGAATGCCGCCGGGGATGCTAATTATGGCAACAACGATGTGATTAGCACGCATCGCCGGATTCAGATTCAGTTTTATTACCCCAAAGACTACCAAGAGGATATGGCTTTGATCGAAAAAACGGTCAAAGCCTTTTTACGTGCTCACGGTTATCGGTGCTACGCCGATGCCGGGCACATAATCACCCCCGACACAATGAACATCTTAAACACACTGAAATTTAACTACCAAGAAAGCGAGGATACGCAGAATGGCTAACATTGGTTTAAAGCGTATTTACTTCTGGCTTGTCGGTCCTGACGGCCAGGTAATTAAGGACGCCGATAAGGGCTTGTCCACTGATGGTGTCTACGTGGTAGATACCAACCCAGGCAATGGGAACTTAGGGACTAAGACGGCGAACATCACCGGTTTATCCGGGACGCCAGCTAAGATCCCAGGTAACGATACGATTGTGGATGTATCTAACCCACCTTCCGCACCGTCTGTCGCAATTGACGCTAACGCAATTAACTTTGTCGTTAAGCAAAAGCTACTCGGCCGGGTAGAAACGAGTGTTAAGGGTGCCTACACGGACGGCACCACATTACCGGATGCGGGGTTGATCATTGAATCGACTTCGCCAACGTCTGGTAAGTCTATCTTCTATGGCTTCGGTCGGGGCAAGGTGACGGAAGCCTCCCAAAACATTCAGACTAACACTGATACCGCTGAAACACGTGAAGACGATAACCTGGTCTTCACGTCTCTTGGATTCTCTGGATTTCCAGGCGAAGCGGCTATTGCTGTGGCAGACTCATCCGTGAGTGACTTCACTAAGAGCGCCTACTTTGATATGTGTGCGCCGGGCCAAACTTTGGTTACGTCTACATTAGACAAGTCCGTCGCTAATATCTCGGCTTCAAAATAACTTCTGGCGCAGGAGTAACCAGTAGCGATGCCGCCGTAACGACGGCACCTGTGCCAGGCACTACACCGACGACTAAGGCCGGTAGTTAATTATTAAGTAGGCAACGAACAGAGACGAAAATTAAACGTGAGACGAAACTAACACAGAACAGAGGAGAAAATAAATGGCAAAAGTAGTTCATTTTGATGGTAAGCAAGCATTCGGCAAGGATTTTGAAATCCTCGATACTTATACAAACGTGCAACTCGTTAACGCCGGGTTGATTCGCTTGTTTAACAAGATTAGCGACTATGAAGCAAAAAACGATAGCGTAACCTTGATGGGTTACCAAGACGTGATTTCTTCGGCGGTCTTAGAAGAAACCGCTAAGTTGCTTGGGCTTTCCAAGACGGACGCCAACAAGCTCAAGGATATTTCTTACTCAGACGTTTTCGACTTTTATGCTGAAGCGGCCGATAAGTTCCTAGCGATGACTGTTCCAAGTATCGATAGTATTAAGGATGTAATGGGGATCGACGAACCGGCAGTGGCGGACCAAGATGACCCAAAACCAAAAGAGACCGTCTAATCTGGGACCTTAACCAATTCTCCCAAGACATTGATTACCTGGCGCGAGTAATGCTACAAAATGGGGTCCCGCCCACTGAGTTCTATAATACGAGCATGGATGATATGACCCGAGTTATTAACGCCAAATCCCGAGATGATCGGGTACAAGACCCGCTAATCCTAGCAAGGAAGGCAGGTCTTATTTAACGAAGTGATCAAACAAGAGAGGAGGAGAAAAGATTGACCGCAATTGATGGATATACGTTCTCGGTCGATATGCAAGACCGTGGGGTCACCGTCACTCTCCGCCAAATGAAGGCGGAAGCGTCGGCGATGAAGTTGGCAATGCGGTCAGGCTTTGAAACAATTCAACAAGGTGAAGGTGTGATGAGCGCCTACAACTTCAAGATCACGGAATCAAAGCGCCAGATCGAGAACTACACCCAGATTATAGATACACTCAAAAAGCGGAACGAAGAACTACAAAAGAGCGCTGATGAGAACGGTAAGATGATCGAAAAGGACGCCGTGGCTTATGCCCGTAATGCCCGTCAAATCGAGAATTACCAACACCAAATCAACGTCTTAAAGAACGGCATTCAATCCGCTCGGGTGTCAATTTCCCAGTATGGTGACGGTTTAGAGAGCGCCCGCCGATACACCGCAAACCTAGAATCAATCACTAAGTCATATAGTGCATCCCTAGATAAACAGGGTAAGCTATTTACTTCAAATAAGACAAAAGCCCAGCTTTTAAAGGCTGAGCTTGAGGCAATGAAGAACCAATACCATGCGGAAGCATCGGCAACTTCCCGGTTGATGGCTGAGACTAAACGGCTAGAAGGTTCCTACACCTCGACAACGACGGCAATAAATCGAGTAAATAACGCTCGTAAGATTGCTATTGCCCAATTAAACAAGGAGATTGCTGAAAACGGTTCTGCCTCCGATCGAGCCCAGGAACTAGCGGACAAGGTTAAATCATTAACGGCCCGCTACAACCAACTCAAGTCTACACAAGCCTCCGTTAAGTCGAGTATCACTGCCACAGCGAGTGAGATGGCTAAACAGGCTACCGAAGCTAATAATTCCGCCACGAAGCTAGCAGAACTACGCCGGGAGAGTGCGAGAGCTAACCCAACTGGCTTACGCCGGATCAGTAGTGCCTTATCAATTGTGGAAACTAAGGCTGACCAAGCCACTACCCACACTCGGGCCTTTTTAGCCTCGGCACGATCAGGATTTGCTAGTGCTACGATCGGGTTGGGAATATTTACTGCTGGGATGGGTAAGTCAGTGTCTATGGCGTCTGAATTGCAGGCCCAATGGGTCACGACTAAGAACTTGCTGATTACCAGTGGTGAAGGGGCTACGAGTGTTACCCGCAACCTGGCTTTAATGCAACAGGACGCTTCCAAATACTCCAAGATGTACGGACTGACCCAAAAAGAAATTGCTGATCAGTATACCGAACTGGTCAAGCGTGGGTATTCATCTGAATCTGCCCTAGGGTCGATGAAGTCAATGTTGGAAGCTACTCGGGCAACTGGTGACGACTTTACCGATGTGGTCAAGAACGCATCAAGCGCTTTAGACGCCTTCGGCTTGAGGTCTGAAAACGCCACTAAAATGGGTAAGAACACCGAACGGGTAGTCAACGCGATGGCTTACGCCGCCGATATGACCGCTACCAACTTCCAAGACTTGGGATTGGGGATGAGTTACGTATCGGCGTCCGCTAGTCAAGCCGGTTTTTCAGTCGAGCAAACATCTGCCGCCCTCGGTGAACTTTCTAATGCCGGGGTCGAAGGTACTCGGGCTGGGACTGGGTTACGTAAGACCATTAACAGCTTGATCGCACCAACAGCCGGAGCAACTGCCGCTTTGAAGGGTGTGGGCTTATCCATTAATGACTTCAAGGATAAATCTGGGAGTCTTAAATCTATCGACGAGATTTTCAAGACCATTAACCAGCACACCAACCAGCTATCAAAGTCTGACCGTGGAGCTTTCTTTAAAGCCGTCTTCGGAACTACTGGTCAACAAGCAGCACAAATTCTGGCACAATCTGCCGGTGGCTTGGAAAAGAACGATCAAAAGTTAACTGACTTGATTAACAAAGTTAATGAAGCCGAAAAGGGTAATGGTTACGTTCACAAACTAGCTCAAAAGAACATGGAATCCACCAAGATGCAGGTTGATGTGCTGAAAGCTAGTGTCCAAGACCTCGCTATCAACATGGGAACAAAGTTACTGCCGGCAGTTAACCAAGTTACCCAAGGCTTCAGTAAGTGGGTCGCCTCTAAAGAGGGCCAACGAGAGATCCAGAACTTTTCCACCACGGTGGCAAACTTTGCCACTACGATTGGTAAGCACTCCGGATCCATCATTTCCTTTATTGGTGGCTTTGCCACTGGGCTAGTTAATGTGGCCAATGTAGCTGGTAAGGCTGCCTCCGCAATCGGAAAGTTGGTTTCGAAGATCCCGGGGCTATCTGGTGAAGGAAACGGGGGACTAGCCAGCAACCTTGGTAAGGTTGCCGGAACGATAGCTGGAATTGTCATTGGTCTTCGGCTATTCCATACAGCAATTAGTGGGGTCCGAGCAGTATCGCTTGACCTTCAGACCGTATTTGGTGTTCAAAATAAGGAACTCAAAGAACAAAATTCCTTAATGCGAGAGATGATCCTACTCCAAAAGGAATCACTCGGGCTAGCAGATCAAAAAGCCACTACCAACGCCGTGTCGGGTACGACCGGTAAAGGCGGTGGCGGATCGGCGGTAAACACTGCTGTTGATGTAGCAACCACAGCAATCGATGTGGGCGCTACTGGGACAAGCGAAAAAGCCGGCGCTAAAGCCGGTGTAGGCTTTGTCGCACGGTTCCTAAGCAAGGTTAAGGGTGCTGGACGGCTAGTGCTAGGGATGTTCTTACCAACTGCCGTCATCGATGCACTCGGAGCTAAAGGAGCCTTAATCGGTACTAAACTACTCGGTGGAATTACCGGGGTATTTAGTAAAAGCAAGGGCTTATTTAGTGCTTTGAAGGGAATGTTTAGCAACAACTGGGCGGTTAAATTGGGCCGTTCATATGGCGGGAGCATTCTTAACGAAATGAAGACTGTCTTTCGGGGCGGAAATAAGATCGTGCCGGAGACCTTCTTAAAACTTGGTTCCATTGCCACTAAGGCGTTCTCAAAAGGGTTCAGCCTATTAAACCCTCGCAACTGGTTTAGCAAGGTTTCCGCGGCGGCTGGTGAGGAAGGCGCTAAGGCCGGGACAAGTTTTATTGGCAAGATGGCCACGGCAACTAAGTTATCCTCTAAACTTGGGGCCGTTGGTAAGTTCCTGGGGAGTAAATTATTCTTAGGAATCAATATTGCCGCCGGCTTATGGGACATTGGAAAAGCGTTTACCCAGAAAAAGGATAGGGTTGAAAATGCCGGTAAAGGTATTGGGGGACTTCTTGGCCTGGGAATTGGGGGTTACTTTGGTGGCCCAGCAGGTGCCGCAATTGGTTCAATGATCGGTGAATCGATTGGGGGCAAGATGGCCAACTCGGTTGTTAAGTTTACCAAAGGGACCATTAAGACGATGGAACTGCTATTCTCCAAGCATGGCTGGAGTAAAGCTTGGGGCAACCTATCCAAGAGCTGGAAACAGACTTGGGAAGGTTTAGGCGACTGGTGGGATAAGCTAATTGGCAAGAAGACCACTAGCAAAAAGAAATCATCTCCTAAGAAGGAATACAGCGCCGATGCCGTTGAATCATTAGGTGGTAATAACTACTCCAAAGAAGATATCGCCAATGTTAAGGCGATGAACAAGGCAATTCAATCCTACACTAGCTCATTAGCTAAGCTGAAAGCCTCAATTAGGAAGAATGACCCGACTAAGCAACTCAACGCTATGAATAGGCGCCTAACTAGCGCAACCTCGAGTTGGAAAAAGATGGCTAAACCGATTAAAGATATTGGGGACGCCTTCAAATACCTATCCAGGTTTACAGGCTCGATGGCCAAATACGATGCTTTTAAGGCGATGAACAACGAGCTGCCAAAACTCAGTAGAGTCTTAAAGAGCACTAAGATCGGCGCAGAATTAAAGAAGCTCGGTGACGAGATTCAAAAGTCGAAGATTGGCTCCAAACTCAAGTCAATGGACAAGGAGATCAAAGGTTCATCTAATAATTGGAACTCGATGGCCAAGGCAATTAGGACGACTACCACCCGCTTTACAGCGATGGCTAAAGCCGTCGGAATGCTGACAGGAAGCAAGAATGGGTTTGCTAAGTTAGAAACGGACGTTAAGTCATTCTCCAAGACCCTAGACAAGTACAAATTTGGTAAACAAATCTCCGAACAAGCTAACATCGCTAACTCCGCTTTGAGTGGCAAGAAATCAAGCTTTGTTGAAAAGTTTAATAGCGCCACTAATTCGATGACTTCCAAGCTCAAATCCTTTGGAAGGTCATTTGAAAAGAACTGGCGAGACGTTTGGAGCAATGTTAAAAACCCAGTACAAAAGGGATTAGATCAGGCTGATACAGCGGCTTACAATAACTTCAAGTCAATTGAAAGCCGTCGCGCTAAGTTCCAAGATAGCTTCCTGAAAGGATGGCAATCGTGGATTAATTCCGTTCGGGATGAATTCAAGGCTGGCTTCGGGAAGTTGCCTGACTATGCCGCATCCTCGATGAAGTCGATCGTAAGCAAGATGAACTGTGGGATCAAAGGGGTTAACGCCGTAATTAGTGACTTTGGCGGGAGCAAGAATCTATCTACCATCGCTTACGCTGATGGAACCGACTCCCTCGGTGGCCACCCAGGCGGACACATGCTGGTTAACGATAGCGTGCGTCCACATTGGAAGGAATTAGTCAAATTTCCTAACAAACCATGGCAAATGTTCAACGAACGTAACGTCTTGATTCCAAACGCACCAAAAGGAACTAAAGTCTTAAGTGGTGAGGATACTCACAGTGTGATGAGCACAATTGGGGTTTCGCACTATGCTGATGGGACGGACGATTCCGACAAGTGGATTGACCGCTTGACCGGTAAGAATGAAATGAAGTGGCTTAAAAAGGCTTTCTTTGATAAGACTTCATTTACCGATAGCGTTAAGGTAGTTTCAACCTTAGGGCAAGCGATGGCCGAAGGATTCTTAACGGCGATTAAGGCTCCAATCAAGAAGATTGCTGAGGAAGCTGACACGGGAATGAATCCAGACGGAACAAGTGCCGCGCCAACTGGTGACCACAAGCACTGGATGAAGCAAGCCGGAATTTCTTCGAGTTGGTACAGTGCGATCAACTATATTGCTAACCACGAATCTGGCTGGCGATTTAACGCTACTAACCGATCCTCGGGCGCTTACGGGATTCCACAAGCCTTACCAGGATCCAAGATGGCGGCCGCCGGGAAAGACTGGCGAACCAATGCTATCACTCAGTTAAAGTGGATGAAGTCATACGTAACCGAACGCTACGGTGGCGCACCACAAGCCGAGAAATTTTGGAAGGCTAACCACTGGTATGCTAACGGTGGATTTCCAAGTCAACACATGATTGCTGAATTAGCCGAAGGTGACTTACCAGAGGCTGTTATCCCGCTGGATATTAGCAAGCGTCCACGGGCTAAACAATTGTTAGGTGAGACCATCAACCGGATGGAAACGGACGGCGGTGGATCAGGAATCAAGAAGGTTGACCAAGGACAGACTAACCAGGTTGATAGTCGGCTAATGCAAGTGATCAACTTGTTAGGGACGATCGCTGGGTTATCGCAACAACAAATTGATGCCATTACTAGCCTTGATTTGACCAATAATCCGATGACCAACCGGAACAACCGAATGAACTTCTACCGTGATTATGGCCGGGACCAAGTCCTGGCGGACTATATGAGACCCTAAGGAGGTGAAATTGACTAATGCAAGACCCACACTTGTATATGAAGATTGGTAACAGTGATGAATTCGATATTGCTGACAAGATCCCCGGTGTCCACTACCTTGGGGACGATGCAACACCGGCTAACACCAATCAATTTAATCAGATTGCTGGTGTCGATGGCGCCTCATTTGTCTACAAGACAATCAATAACTACCAAGTACCGGCTAAGTTTTATTTCACCTTCCGGGATTACCAGGACTACAAGTTAATCAAACATCAGATTAACCGCCTATTTGCGACTCGGGAATTAATCCGCATCCGCACGGACACTGAGAAATCAATAGTACGCTTTGTGGTAGCTAATCTCCCAACGATTGCTCCGATGGAAGAGGCTTACAGTCACTGGGGCACTTTCACAGAGAACTTCGATAACCCAAGCGGTTATCGTTACTCTTTGTATCGCAGTGACGCTGATAACATTGCTGAAAAGTCACAACTCGAAATGGGGATACCGGCTGGGCAAAAGCTGAACTACCATTTCACAACCCCAGAGTTTGATGTGTTTAACGCCGGTGATATCATCGTGGATCCATATTTTGAAAAGCACGACTTGCAAATCAAAATCAAATTCAACGGTAGTTCATTAAAGTTAGAAAATACGAACAATGGTTCGACTTATACCTATACGAATCCTGCAACATCGAACGATACAATCATACTAGACGGGATAACAACCACGTTAAACGGACAACCGGCTAGTAACAACACTGATTATGGAAACTTAACCCTGGAACCGGGGTGGAATCATATCGAGGCAACCGGAGCTAGTAGCCTTGATATAACCTTCAGTTTTCCATTTGTGTACATCTAAATGCAGACGAACGAAAAATTAATCGTGCAAGGCTCCCAACGCTCCGAACGGGAGCCCCTAAACAGCATTGACCCGGATACGTTCTACATCACGTGGGATATGAACTCGTCCTTCAGTCTACAATTCACGGCTAAGCAAGATAACTCCCTTGCTTATGCCATGCTTGATAGTGAAGCCTCCCTATTCTGGGATGGGCAAGAGTATATCATCAAGCAAGCAGAACCCAACTACTCGGAGGGAGTGAGTGCCAAAGATATTGTGGCGACCCACGTTTACACCGAGTTAAGCCGGGTTCGTATTTACAAGAACTACATTGATCAAAGCGACCCAAGTAATAATAACCAAACTGACGTTCGAGTAGCTGAAGATGCACTAACGGCAGATTCTAAAGGGACTAGCAAGACAACTCAGAATGGGAACACGACAACTACCGTTACTAAGACGGACGAATCAGATACTGGTGAAAACCAAAAGTATTATTCAGTCGATGATGTGCTTTCAACTTACCTAAAGGGTAACTCTCTTGGGTTTACCTGGGAGGTAATTGGGAACTTTGATAAGACCCGGATTGAAGAAATCACTGAAGGTAGTGGTTCGGACATGTTAAGCCAGATCGTTGACCATTGGCCCACGGCGATTATCTATCCAGACAACCGCCACATTCGAGTTTATGACTTGAACAGTTTTCAAAATGATCATGGCAACCGGCTAGACTACTTGCGAAACACCACCGAGATTAAGCTAACGTCTGATTCCACTTCCATTACAAACGAGGTAATGTGTATTGGGGCTCGGTATTCATTAGAGACCGAAACCGAAACCACTACCGAGTCGGCGGAAGGTGGTACCTGGGGATGGCCGTTTCCAAGTGTGGGTAAAGGTTCATTTACTGGCGCCCAATTATTCGGAGTGAATGCCGGCGGAGAATTTCGCCAAAATGGTTTTCACGATGGACTAGACTTTGGCTCGGTAGATCACCCAGGCAGTGAAGTTCACGCTATCCACGGTGGGAAGGTGACTATCAAGTCTTACGGTGGTCCATCGATTAGCTACTACGTGGTTACTCACTCTGACGATGGATACAATGTGGAATACCAAGAAGCATTTAGCTCAATGAACGATATCACTGTTAATGTTGGTGACACGGTTAAAACCGGTGACGTGATCGGTTACCGGCGGACTGATCACCTGCATGTGGGAGTAACGAAGGCGTCCATTCCGGGCGCCTTTTCTAGTGCTTTCATTAACAACGGCACGTGGCTGAACCCGGAAAGCCTGATTGAAAATGGTACTGATGGTGAATCTGAAGGCGATACGGAATCAACTAGCAATACGGTAGAGTATTACTATTTCCGGCCGTTTTTAACTAAAGTACAAAGCTCAATCGATAAGTACGGGGAACACCCGATGGAACCAATCGATGATAGCCGGTTCACAGACGCTAAGACAATGGAAGAATACGCCTTATCTAAACTTCAACCTGAACCGGCCTTGTCGGTCGATGTAACAACCTTTGAGAACTTCAAGCCAATCGCCGGCGATATAATGACACTCAAAGTCAAGGACGGGTCGATTTTAACGCACCTAGCAGTAGTTGGTTATACGTGGTATCCAGAGTCACCAACTAACCCAACCCAGCTAACGTTAAACACTAACCCCCAAAATATCCTTGATTACCAGAGTGGATATAGCCGTAAGATAACGCAAGCGTTAAACAATATGAACGAACGAGTGGCTGAAATGCTAAGCAACACAGAAAAAAGCGTATGGACGCAAAACGAGGTGAATACCTTTGGTTCAAACCTTGAACTTCATCAATCTGAGCAGTCAACAAGCACCAAATGACGTTAACTGGGCTGGGTTGGTAAATTCTGGAGTGCAAGGCGTTTTAATCCGGCTGGGGCATGGGATCATCCGTGATCCGTGTGCCAGCGGACATATCGCCAAAGCCAAACAATACGGACTTTACTGGCACGGTTACCACACCTACGAAGGCGTAGTTAATGAACCACAATTTACAATAAAAAATGCAACCGAATTAGGGCTATCAACTAGCCAATACTACTTTGCCGATTTAACCAATAGTTCCGACCCCTTCAATGACTACTATGCCTTGCACGCCAATTGGCTAAGCGAGGGTTACTCAACTGGACTACTGATCAGTAACGAGGATTACCTATCCAAGTTTACGGATAGCGAGGTGACCGCTAGTGGGAGCCTCCGCTGGTTAATCAGTGACACCGAACCGGCTAACTACGATATATGGCAGTATTCAAGTGAGGGGACGATCGGAACCAGTAGTGTGAAAATCGGCTTCAACTTTGCAAAGACCGACAAGCTCAAATACAACCTGAGTACCACTCTTACAGGGGCTGACATTAACAAAGACCCGTACAACCCCCAAGCGCCCGTCGGTGGCGCCTACATTGGTTGGGGCTATGACACAACGGGGCTCGGCGGTGGCAAAACCTTCGGTTACTCGACCAATGGGAAAAACTTTTACGCCTTAGTTGGTCCCAAGGGGTTGGTTGTGCGCAAGAGTGACGGTAATCGGATCTATGGAACAATTGCTGATCAAATTGATTCAGCAATTAGTGCTAACGTGATTCCCGCAAAATCCGCCGCTGACAGTGCCGTAGCGTATGCCAACGATGCAATCGAAAAGTCGAAAGTCAACAGCCAGGCGATCGATGATATCAACTCGGCCGTGAGCGATGCTAAGCAAGGTGCTAACGATGCGATGAGCCGGGCTGTTAGTGCGTGGGATGCGGCACAATCCAACGTTGACTTGATCGATTCAAACTATGCTTCAGCCAGTGCGTCAATCTCAAGCGCTCGTACCGAAGCCTTAGCGGCGGCTGATGAAGCTAAGAAGTCAGCAAGCGCAGCACAAGCTGATATTGTTGTCGTAAAATCAAGCGTAGCAGCGGTGCAGGCAGGCGTGGCCACCACACGGTCAGACGTAGCAGTAGCTAAGAGCGATATCGCTGATACCAAAGCCGGTCTAACTATTCAAGCCAAGAGCCTATCTTCATATGCGGCACAGGCAAGCGCTGCTTATAACAGCACGGCCAGCGCCTTGAGTGACGCTAAGACTGCGTTTAGCAGTGACGTGGCGGAGACTAAGAAGTTAGCCAACACCGCCCAAGCAACGGCTGACAGCGCCGTTGAGAGTGCTAGCGAGAATGCTAAAGAATTGGCTAGCCAAGCCAACGCACTGAGTGACGCCAAGAAGGCGATGGATAGTGATGTTGCTAGTGCTAAGGAACTAGCCAACGCGGCGCAGGCAACGGCTGACAGTGCCGTTGAGAGTGCCTCCAGCGTGGCAAATAATCTAGCGGCAGTGGCAAGCCAAGCAAATGCCAACGCAAATGGGATCACGAAGGTAACGTCCGATGTGGGATTGTTGCAAACCACAGTGGCAGATAACACCGGCGACATTTCAACAATTCAAGAAACGGCGAAGCAAATTCAGCAAGCTGTGTCTGATAACTCCGGTAACATCACGGTAGCCAAGCAAACCGCCGACAGTGCTGTCGCGGTGGCTAGCGATGCGAAATCAAATGCAACTGTTGCTGTGCAAACAGCCAGCGGAGCTAGCCTAACGGCAACCAACGCGCAAGGTGATGCCACCACCGCAATGACCACGGCCAATAGCGCTGTTATCCAAGCAAGCGACGCAAAGTCTAATGCGACAGTCGCCGTCCAAACTGCAAGCGAAGCCAGCTTAACAGCGGCTAACGCAAAAGGGGATGCCAGCATTGCCAAGCAAACGGCAAGTGATGCCAGCGTTCAAATCAAAAACGCACAAGGCGACATCGCCCAGCTCAAGACGCGTGCCGATGGTTTTGACGCCGAGTTTGCGACTGCCAATGGCAATATCAGCAAACTCCAGACGGATGCAACGGGTACTACGCAGACACTCGCTAACACCAAGAGCGATGTGGCTGTTTTGCAGTCACGTGCTGATGGTCTTGACGCCAAGTACGCCGATGCAGCTGGTGATATCAATACACTTAAGACGAATGCTAGTGGTTTTAGTCAGACACTTACCAATGCGCAAGGTGATATATCCACACTCAAGTCTACGGTATCAGGCGTTCAAACTACGCTTACCAATGCGCAAGGTAATATTTCTACGCTCCAGTCGGACGTGTCAGGGCTTAAGAAGACGACCAGTGATAATGCAGGAAACATCTCCACATTGCAGTCCACCGCTAATACACTGACCAGTCAGATGAGCAGTGCGCAGGGCGACATCAGTACGCTTAAGCAGACTGCATCGGGAATTAGCTCTCAAGTCAGCGGTATGTCCGGAGATCTGAATAACTTGAAGAGCCAAGCTCAATGGGTAATCGTCACCGATACGGTTGATCTAAACAACATCAAAACGCCTTGTCACGAATTCCTTAAAGGGGGAGTGACCAACGCGCCTAACGAAACAGCTTGGTGGTATTTGACGGTTGAAGGCTCAGAGGATGACCGAATCACTCAAACAGTAATTGCCGACCAGTCAAATAATCGCTATACACGACGATTTGCCGACAGCTGGTCAGCGTGGGTTAGAGATGCAACACAAACGGACGTCACTTCCCTGAGCAATCTTATCACTGCCAACACAACGGCGATCAATCAAAATAAAAATGCAATCACGCTCAAAGCAGACCAGACCGCCGTGGACAAGATCAACGGGACGGTTAGTCAACTGCAATCTTCACTAACTGTGCAAGCTGAGCAGATCCAAGAGAAGGTCACATCAAGCCAAGTGACTGGCATGTTGAGCGGCTATGCGACGCAAGATTACACTCAATCACTCGTCACACAAAAAGCCGACGAATGGAACGTAAACTTAACCAAACTAAAAAACGACACTCAAACCAGCTTGACTCAATTGGCGGTAGGGGTAGAAGGCGTCCAGGCACAGGTCTACAACTCAGACGGGTCTAGCAAAATCACTCAGCTGTCCAACTTGATCGCGACAAAGGTATCTCAAGACGACTACAACTCGCAGATCACTCAGCTCAAGAACGATATCAATCTTCGGGTTGCTAAAGGCGACGTGATCAGTCAGATCAACCAGGAAGCTGGCGGAGACACTTTGATCCAGGTAAGCAACGGGAAAAAATCGCTAATCCTTGATGCGGGAAACACGATCATTACCGGTAAAGCATGGATACCTGATGCGGCAATCAGCAGCATTAGCGCAGATAAGATCATGCTAGGCTCATCGGCACTATACAACTCCGACGGGACGCTTAATCTGGTCAATCAAAGTAACGATCTCAAGGCACTGATCCAGGTCAAACAAGGCTTAGTCCAAGATACGACGCAATCAATCATTAGCTTTTCGAGCGACTACAACAACCGGGCCTTTTCAGTCACACCAGTGGGTGCAACAGTCACACCAACGTTGTTTTTCGAGCGATATGATCAAACCGCCGGGCATTGGCTTGGCTTTACTCGCAATGAGGTTCGCCGAGACGGCCTAATGTTTAATACTTGGGATAACGATGGCGAACGCTTTTTCGTTGCCTGTCATGCACGATTTGATCGCAACATTTCTGCTACCGGTAATATATACCAAGGATCTTGGAATGGCACGACTGGTAAGCCGTTAGCTGGGGTTCTGTCGATCCAGTCAGGTAACACGATCTGGTCTGGGAGCGATTTTCTGGCGATTGGTGATCACCTCAGCAATTCATTTACAAATGTTATGGCCAGATCGTTTAGTCAGCAGTCCACGTTGTCGTCCAAGACCAATATTGAAACAGTCGATCCGAAGGACGCACTCGATTTAGTCAACCGGACTGACATTAGATCGTATCAGTACAAGACCGACGTGGCAGAGGGCAAAGCCAAGCGCTATACATCATTAATCATTGATGATGTAAACGATGTAAGTAAATACTACGCACCGGATGAATTTACTAACGAGGAACGAACAGGTCGTGATGACGGATCGGCGGTCGGCTATCTATTTTTAGCAATTCAAGAATTAACAAGACGAATTAAAACATTGGAGGAGAAATTAAATGGATAACGAAGCAATGCAAAATCTAGTGAATGACTACGCGTCAGAACTGGGCGTACTGCACTCAAACCTAGTGATTGAACGTGCAAATAACCGGGCACTAAAAACACAGCTAGATAAGGCAAAGCAAGAACTGAAAGAACTCAAAGACAAGCAAGACACTACTAAGGAGGACTAACCATGAACGTACAAGTTAACAGTTTTACTTACAATTTCACAGACGGTCAAATTAATTCAGCTCAAGTGGGGCTCTACGGGAACAACCAATCGACCGGCGAATACGTTAACGCGTCAGTACGGATTAACCAATCCGATCTAAGTGAGGGCGCTACCTTCTTGACGGTGGCCATGAATGATATCATCGCCATTGCCAAGAAGAAGCTGGCGGCTGATACGGCGGTTAAGGAATCCACCACTCCTCAAGCTCAATAAGGGATGATTAAATGACAAAATTAATTGCATTTGGGGATTCAATTTTCGAGGGCTGGGACGGGGTTAAAAAAGTTGGTGACAACCAGCGGATCCCGGAATTAGTCGGTAAAAAAATGGGCTGGGAAGTTGAGAACTGGGCCGTTGGTGGCACCAAGTACGACACTTCTTACACCAGCTTTCCAGGTATTTTAGACCAGCACCCCATCACCGGTTACGACTATGCAATCTGGATGTACGGGGTTAATAACTTTGGCTGGCCAGACTCCCTCGACACGATCAAGCAGTGCTTGCAAAACGGGATCGATAAGGCTAAGTCACAAAGCCCAACCACCAAGCTGTTAGTGGTTTTGCCCACGCAAGACTTTCGGTGGGGCGGAACGACACTATATGACGTTAACAGTCAGTTCTGGTCCCAAAATCAACTAGATGATCTAATCCAAGAGGTCGCCCAACAGAATGGGGTGGCCTTTTTGGATTGGCGGGACGACCCGGTCATCACGCCGGAGAATTGTGCTGAAACACTTGGTGATGGCGCTAAGGGCGTGCATCCAACGGTGGCCACGATGGCCAAGTTAGCTAGCCGGATCGCTGACAAACTCAAGACGATGGGCGGCACGTTTAACCCTGCACCTTCACCATCGCCAACCAAGAACACGGCACAGCTTAAGCTCGCCCGACTCACGCAAGCGTCCGACTTGCTCGACAACCTGGCAAGCAACGACCAGCGGGTAGTCGACTATCTGAACGGCGTTGACAGCCAAATAGCTGGCGTCTTTGCCACCGGCACAATTGGCGCTCAAACAGTCGCCAAGCCAGACGCGGATACGCTCGGTCGCGAGGTGCGGAACTATATGTATGATCTGTTCGGGTCCCTCGAAATGTACCTAAACGGCTTAATCAAGGTGGCCAACTCTTATGGTGTCCTTGACCAGCAAACTGGGCAAGCAACCGCAACGGTGATTTTAACGCCGCCAACGGGGTTGACCCTCGATAGTAACTTCGTGGACTCAATCAACGCCTTATGGTCCACGATTGAATCCACGCTCAACAACTTACAGTCTTATGCAAACGAATTTTAAAGGAGGAATAACATGGCAACTCTAGTAGGTGACGACGCCACCATGAAAGGTAAGTACGTGGTGCTCGACACTACGGTTGGTTCGACCCGTTCAGTGGCCGTGCCACAGCTATCTGGTCATCAAGGTGACGCCGGACGGACCGTTTACCTGGCCGTTATGGACGGCACGGTTCCGCACAACATGGACGGCCAAAAGCTCGTCTTAAAGGCAAAGGACGCTAGCGGGACGCCGAAGGTATCGGACACCATGACCGCCGTTATTTCGTCATCTGGTGGGCTAGTGGAATTCACAGTCCCAAGCCAGTTCTACCAAGCCGATGGGCCTTACAGCACGGCATACTTTGAACTCAAGTCAACTAGCGATGATACGGTCATTAGCACGATCAACGTAAGCTTTGAGGTGTTGGAGTCCGCAACCATCATGACGACCGGTCAATCGGAAGTCTACAACAACGAGATGGGCAACAAGATGGACGAGGTAAATACCTCAATCACCAACCAACTCAAAGCCTTACAGGAACAGGTAGACACAGCCTCCACGCTGGCCAAAACGGCACAAGCTAGTCTTGACGCTGTGTCAGCCGCCGCAAAGGCCAACTCGTTTGCTACACTGACCGGTGAAAATACTTATTCCGGCAATAATACCTTTAATGGGAAAACTACAATTAATGATCTATCAAGCCCAACTCTTGATAGCTTAAAGTCAACACTGACAAACAATATTAACGCTGTTTCCAATAGTGTTAACTCACAGTTGGCCGGCAAGCTAACGGTGACTGAAAATTGGACGCGGAACTACACGCTTGGCGGTGCATTTACCGCACCACAAGGTGGAGCAAACCAGTTCGCTTTAAGCCGCTACAAGATCATGGACGGTTTGTCAATCATTACCGGACGTGGTGACTTAGTTGTCAACTCAGCCAACGAGTACTTTGAAGGCACAATTACGCTTCCTTGGATAGTTGATAACGCTGATACGGCCTTCTGCCAAATGTATTGGGATTCTAAAGGCGATTATACCTACACCTTGCCACACTTGGGTGTGTGGGATAAAACGCTTGGAATCTCGATGAAGGGTAAGCGCACTAATCAAACGTGCCGGCTCTCCCTCGTGATCTTTACAGTGGATCGGTAAAGGAGGCAATAAAATGGCAGTAGAAATCGATGAGGCAACTAAGAAATGGGTTATCGATGGTGTGGTCCAAGACGTTTCGGCAGTGGGGCAAAGTGGAGCAACGCCAACGATTGACCTGCCAACCGGGCACTGGTTTATATCTGGTAACGATACTGGGATCCAAGCGATCGGCAAGGACGGCAAGGACGGCGAAAGTGCCTACCAGCTGGCGGTGGATAACGGCTATCCGTCTGATCTGGATACTTGGTTGGCCTCGCTTAAAGGCGATAAGGGTGAAAAAGGCGATACGGCGCTAAGCGTCAAAGTTGGCTCGGTTACTTCGGGCGACACAACGACGGTAACTAACTCGGGGACATCAACCAACCTAGTCTTGGACTTTACCTTCGCCCCAAAAGATTTGGAGGGACTGGCCAGCTACGCCACAAAGACGGACTTAACGGCATACGCGACTAAACAGGCACTCACTAGCTACTACACTTCCGCTCAGATGGACACCAAGCTCAGTGCAAAGGCGGACTTGGCCATGATCGCCAACATCGCCGATAAAGACACGGTGCAGACGCTGAGTAACAAGGTGGACCAGCTCAATGCGCAGGTTAACTCCCAAGCCCAGACGATGATCAAGCTTCAAGATCAGATCAACACGGTCTTGGCCAAGCTCAAGACGACTACCACAACTACGGCTTAGTGAAGGGAGGTGATGACTATGGACGTGCACCACCCTTTGGGGTTTGACTGGGGCGAGTGGGTGGCAATCTTTACTCTAATCGGAGTCGTTGCCGCCTATGTCCGCTCAAATGTAAGCCGTATGGCAATCGAATCCTCACAAAACGAGTCGCAAAAGCTCTCAAGAGCAATTGACCAGCTGGAGAAGACCATGATCGAAGTCAATGCAACCCTACAGGCCATCCGTGAAGACCGGACGGAGGATCGCGAGCGACTTGACCTTTTAAGTCAAGAGGTGGGGAAGCACCGTGACTGGCTGGTTAGTGACCATCGACGGCTTAAAGTACTCGAAGAACGGACACAAGACAGTAAATAGGAGGAAGAAAAAATGGAGATTAACTCAATTGCAGACGTTATCACGGCAGTGGCGGCGGTCTCACTGCCAATCATCATCACTTACTTGTCTAAGTGGGTTAAGGGCAACCGGACGGCTGAAACTATCGTTTCAATCTTGCCAAATTTGGCCAAGGACGCAGTCGTAGCCATGCAGCAGTTGGGAGTGGAAAAGGTGATCAAAGGCGAAGCCAAAAAGTCCCACGCCGTCCAGATCGTCAAGCAAGCCTTGGCTAATCTTGGCTTTACCAACACGGACGAAGCGACTTTACAAAATGCGATCGAAGCCGCCTATGCCCAGCTCAAGGCGGACGGGACGCTTGATGCTTACCCACAAGCTGTTGATACTAGCGATGAGGACACTAAGCAAGCCGAAATTGCTAAGGCAGAAGCTGAATTAACAAGCCTCAAGGAGCAAGAAGAAACCGCTCAAAAGCAGTTGGACGCTTTGAAGGGGGCGCAGAACTAAAAATGCAAAAGATGAAGATGATCAAGCGCGGGGCCGCAAGTGTGGCGATCGCGCTTTTACTTTTGCCGTTGGCAAGCACGGCGCACGCTACGACCGTGAAGCACTACGGGGTGGACTGGTCTAAGTATCAAGGCAACGCTGGCAAGTGGGGCTATGATCGAGATGACTTTTCAATCTCGCAGATTGGTGGTTACTACAACGGCTCATTTATCGATCAGGCCACCTATGGAACACAAGTAGCCAACACAATTGCCTTAAACAAACGGGCGCACACCTATATTTACGCTCAGTTCAGTGGCACGGTCCAAGCCGATCAAATGCTTGATTACTACTTGCCGAAAGTCCAGACGCCTAAGGGTTCGATCGTGGCTTTAGACGTGGAATCCGGTAATCCGGACTTGGCAAGTGTTGAGCACGCACTCCAGCGGGTGCAAGACGCTGGCTATACAGCTGTTCTTTATGGTTACAAGAGTTTCTTGATCAATCATTTAGGATCGGCAGGACTGCAAGAGATTGCTAGTCAGTGGCCTCTGTGGTTGGGCGAATATAAGGACTATCAAGTAACAACGGAACCAGATTATAACTATTTCCCGTCGTTTACGAACATTCAACTCTTCCAATTCACTTCAACGTACTCATATGGTGGGTTGGACGGTGACGTGGATTTTACCGGAATTACCGAGAACGGCTACAAGAACGGGAATGCCCAAAAACCGGTTACTAATACGCAGGCAACCACAACTGGGAAGCAACTTCACCAGAACACGCATAACTACACTGTTAAGAGTGGTGACACATTATCCGCAATCGCAAGTCGTTACGGGATGACGGTCAACGCGTTGGTTGCGCTTAATGGGATCCAAAACGCCAACCTGATCTATCCAGGCCAAGTACTTCTGGTAGCCGACAGCGGTGCCGGATCAACGGTTACCAAGAAAGCTACCACACCGATCACGTCTACGGGGACACAGGTTTACACCGTCCGGTATGGTGACACCTTATCCGGGATCGCCAGTCGGTATGGCACGTCCACCAGCACGCTAGCAAGTATCAACGGCATCCCTAATCCTAACTGGATCTATCCGGGTCAGGTGCTCAAGCTAAGCGGTGGCTCATCCACACGGGTTTACACGGTACGGTCTGGTGACACGCTATCCGGCATCGCTAGCCGGCTAGGCACGTCCTGGACAGCCTTAAAGGTTAAGAACGGCCTTGCCAACGCTAACCTAATCTATCCCGGCCAAACTCTCTACTATTAAGTGATTAGTCCCCCTTGCCTTCGTGGTGAGGGGGATTTTTTGTGTTAAAAAGCTACAAAAAAAGCCCTGCAGTTAAGCAGGACCTTTTTAGCTTTGCTGGGACACTTTTGGGACATCTAACGCTTTAAAACGTTGATATACCAACACCCTAGATTACTTAGTGTGACTATCCCTTTGACTATCCACGGTTTTAAGCCAAAAGCAGATTTATATATAGTCGAAATAAAATTAAGCGTAAAAAATAAATTACTCCTACTTGCGAATATTAAAGTAAAGGAGTGATTTTTATTATGCAAATTTATATCAACGATGGCATTTGGCATCAAGTAATTGGCTGCACTGTGATCACTGCAGTATTCGGTGACAATGGATCTTTGTTAGCTTACAAAACAGAACGTTATTCCACCAATAAGACAGCCAAACAAGCAGCTAAAAGCAAAGCTTGACAACACGAACAATCGTTCGTGTTATTTAAATAAATAATGTGGAGGTGGTTAGCATGCATTTGCTTGATCAATATAAGCGTGGCAATATCTCATTCGAGGAATTTCATCATCGTATTTGGGCGGGATCACCGGAAAAGTTTATTGCTGAGCTTGGCTATAAACAGTTTAATTTTTATTTGTTAGCTGGGCCAGGTGAATTTTACGAGGATCTCGAAACTAAGCTAAAAGTCATGCTGACTGCCGCCCCACCAAAAGTGCAAATCGAAATGCAAGAATACCTTAGCTCATTGCTTGCAGATAAGTCAGCCTAATTATGTAAAAACAACACCTCGGCTACTCTATGGCTGAGGTGTTGTTTTTTGCTGCTAAAAGTCATTTTAGCAACTAGGGATTCTCTCTACTAAAAAAAGGGATTCTCTCTACTAAAAAAGTCTTAGCACCTATAAGATGCTAAGACCGTCATAAAATATACATGCATTTACATGTCCAATCTACAAAGATTATCAAATGAGAAAATGGAATAAATAATCATATCCATGGATTAAGAGTAATCCTGCTAGCACTAGATGGAGCACCTAATACCAGTATTTCTCACTCAACAATCAAATGATACAACTTAACAATCAAATGATACAATTAAATTGCACTACTTGTCAACACTTATTCTCCAATAGAGAGATAGTTTCTTAACGCTTGGTGAACGACAAAATTATTTGAAAAATCGGGATTATTTGCTCCATCACGATAAGAATATTCAATGATTGGATTATTATTCTTGAGCTTTTTATGATTCCCAATAGCTCCTAGAATAAATAGACTCTTTAAATCCATCTTTAAATCAATAATATCAGTAAACTCTTGTTCATCTAATTTTCGGCGAGCCGTCAAGCCATCATAGTTAAAAATAACCTTACCGTTTTTCTTAATCAAATCTATTGTCTTAACAATAGATTTACTATTTTCAAGAATGTTTATTTCGTTCCGTAGCTCGGAATAAAACCAGCTACAGTATTCACTTTGTACTTGCCTAACCATAGAGTAAGAGATTCTTCGTTCATCCAGAAAAGTGTCCTGCACTATATCCAGATATTTAATAACATCTCGTGGTCTTCCAAATCCACGCTCTACTATAAACTTAAACGGATTAGACTTTTTTCTCGGTCTTAAAAAAATTATATCAAAGAGTTTTTTATCATCAATAGATTTGTACTCCTCAACTGACGCTTTTATCTTGTGAATAATTAATTTTCCTAGATCAGATTGTTGAGGATTACTTTTAATTAGCGTTGAAAACCAAGTGATATTGATGCCATTGTCCGTAATTATCTTGTTGATATTATTACCATAAAATTGCATCTGTTCGGCTACATCTTTTCTAAGCGTTGAAATTATTCTACTACCACTATCAATATCTAATAGTTTGTCATTCACATACGCAAGTGCTGTCACAAAGTCATTTAATAACTTCGCAAGAACAATGACACTACTTTCCCCATCATTGCTTTGAATGGATCCTAATTTAATTTCATCCAAATCATCAAAGAATAGGAAGTAGCGTTTCTTCGCCTTCTTCATAACATTCATTAATGACTCTGTTAATTCACCTATTTTATTAAAGTACTTTCCTGTTGCATAAGTACTTATATTTTTAATTGACTCCTTGGCCTCAATACTTGTATTCTTTATATCAACGCTGCCTCCAAGGCTTTCGTTGTTCTCTTGAATCAGTTGCTCTAAATTTAAAGTAATGTCTGAATCAACATTTCTTAGCTGGGATATATGTTTCTTATTCAAAAATCCAGATTCATTTTTTAATACAAGAGATGCCAATTCTTTTAAAATAACGTATCGCCAAAATATTTCCCGCTCTTCTTCTCTAACCTTCATATAATCAAAGTTATTTAGTTTCTCATTTGTAAAGGTTATGTCCGTATAATTGGTGTAAATTCTAAATAGGACTTTGTGAAATCTGAAA